AATGCCCAAAGCTTAAATGCTGGGGCAGCATCACTTGAAGTAGCTACTACTGGAGCTCAAGAGGGAATACAAATTACACGAACGGGAAATGATGCCTACGGTGCTTGTCTCCAGCTCTATTCACTTGATACTACTCCCACAGCACTAGATATAATAGGCACTATTAGATTCTGGGGCAGAGATAGTGCGGCTAATAAGCAGTTTTACGGAGATATAAGGCACGTAATAACTGACCCAACTTCAGGCTCAGAAGACTCTAGGTTTGAATTTTTACTTTCTATAGCTGGAGTTCAGACCGAGATTATGGTCTTAGAAGGGTTAAATTTGGCTTGTTTAGGAAATATAACGGCTACACAAGGCGGGAAAGTTGTTAATACTACAGCCTACCAAGTATCGGGAACTCAGGTAGTTGGAGCAAGAGTAATAGATGCCCGATGTAATGATGCCATAAACAGCGGGGACGCAACAACCGATGGGGTAATAGATGCTCTGCGGGATGCTATGATTACTCATGGACTTATAGCAGCAGCATAGTTAAGGAGGTTAAAATGGACTTAGGGCTTGTAAAAGGATTGCTAGAGGATATAAATCGCCAAAGCCGAGAGCTAATAAATTTGGTGATAGGTTTACAAAATGATAATGTATTTGGTGAACCTATGGAGGTAACCTTAAAGACAAAGTTACTGGTTCAAGCCAATACCAGATATGGTGCTTTGAAGACCCTCTGGGATAGTCTAACAGTTGAAATAAAAAAGTAATGTTACCCCACAAGGAGAATAAATGCCCTTTCCCTATACATTTCCTATAACTTTTGAAACAGGTTATTTCATAGAAGTAGACTGGAATAATGATGGGGATTTTATTGATACCAATGATGATTTAACTATCAATACAAAATCTATCCACTTTAGCAGGGGTAAATCAGATGAGTTAGGCAAGGCAGATGTAGGTCAGTTATCTATCACTCTAAATAATGAGACTGGTTTATATTCTCCTTCTAACTCTGCGGGTGCTTTGTATCTTAGCCTCTTACCCAAAAGACCCATAAAAGTCTATTATAGTGCTAGTGGAACTAATTATCCTTTGTTTTATGGCTACATAGAAGAAATCATCCCACATCCCCATTTAACAGAACAGGATGCTATAATCACGGCGACTGATGGTTTAGACTTTCTCTCCCGCCACGATATGTCCACAGCACTTTACAAAAACACTTTAACAGGAACTATACAAGGATATATCCTCACCGATGCGGGGTGGCCAGCGACAATGAGAACTCTTGATACAGGGCAAGATACCGTTCCCTACTGGTATGGGGCTGATGTTAAAGCTAGATTTGCTCAGGAGGAAATAGACGATAGCGAGCAGGGGTTCTCCTTTGTAGATGGTGCTGGCTACTTTAGATTTGAGGATAGATACCATAGGTCAACTGCTACTCACCAGACATCGCAGGGAACTTTCACTAATACAATGGGTCAAATAACCTACTCCCTTAATCCTAAGAATGTTTATAACATCATTAAGGTTAGGGTTACCCCTTGGACATTACAAACTGGTGTTTCTGATATTGGTTCAACAGCAATAGATAGGGCAAGTTACTTGGATGTCGGAACTTATACCATGATTGACCTTGCCAATCCTGCTTTTGAAGATGGGACTATCACCAGCATTGAAGTCTGGGGACTAGCATCAGATATGACTGGATTTCGTGTGGGAACATTCTATTGGGTAACTGGCACTACCTATAAATGCCGAGATTCCGAGATTATTGGTGCTGTAACCTCTGGTTCAAAACAAACTTTCGCTGTTTCCCTAGATATAAAAGCTGGCGATTTTATTGGATGCCATGCTACCACTGGCAATATAGAAAGGGATAATACTGGTGGTAGTGGATGTTTATTGTATGTAGGTGAATCCATAGATGCCTTGGATGAGGCAAGTTATATTCTATATTCTAATATGGCAATAAGCCTTTATGGCACGGGAATATCTCCTGATGAATTATGGAAATTACAAGAGATACCGTCTATTCCAGTTGGCGAAACTTCTACTTGGTGGGGAGATGCTTCGGTCGCTGGAGTATCGGTCTTTGTTGATGCTTGGACAACTCCTGTAATTACTACTGATTATACCGCTAATTCTCTTGCCAATGGGACAGGCACGGATATGACGGCTTTGATAGGTCTTGTAGCAACCAAATTCGCTAAGACGATTAAACTAGCCTTGACTAATAATGGCACTGTCCCTGCTTTTATCACCCTGCTAAAAGCTAGGGGAACTTGGTATGATGACCAAACTAAAGTAACCAGCAAGGCTGAGGACTCTACATCGCAGACGGCTTACCAGAAACGCACCTTTGAATTAGACGGCAAGTATATGACGGATACGGTGAAAGCTCAGTCTTTTGCCAATTATGCTATTGGTAAATACAAAGACCCACGAGCCGAACTGGGGATAAGCATAATGAACCAAGATGCTGCCACTCTAACCCAGATTCTAAGCCGTGAAATATCGGATAGGATTACCATTGTTAATACGAAGCTGGGTGTGAGTGCGGATTTCTTCATTGACTATATGGAACACGATATTAGTTTAAGTGGGCTTTTACATACAGTTACCTATCACTTGGCTGATTGTATCAATGAGGATTTCTGGAATCTGGGCTACTCAAAACTAGGAACGCAAACTAAGCTCGGCTATTAAGGAGTAGAATGAACAAAACAGACATTTGGGAAATTATCGGGGATGCCCTTATGATTGCCTTTGGTATTATGCTGGTTTATGTTTTCTTTGTGGTAGAGGTGATGGGACAATATGGAATGGAGAATAACCGTTACATTCGTTGGTTTGAACTCTTTATGGGACTCCCTATTATCGGGTTTGGTATATTCCACATAATAAGGGATTTAAGGAGGTAAAATTATGGCTTGGACAACGCCTAGAGATTGGACAGTTGGAGAAATTATTACCGAAGCAATGATGGATACCCACATCAAGAACAACCTTCGCTATCTTAAAGGCACTGATGGCGTTGTTACATTAGATAGCGGGCTTATTCTCCCTGATGGTGCTACTTTTTATATTCACATTCCGAATCTAACTACTACCCAAAGGGATGCCTTAACGCCAACGGCAGGGATGCTGATTTATAACTCCACTACTACTCAATTTAACAAATACGAGAACGCAGCATGGAGGGCCGACTTAGGCTTTAATAGTCATCATGGAGATTTATCAGGTTTAACCGATGATGACCACACCCAATACCTACTAGAGAGTTTATTAACCACACAAGGCGATTTACCCTATGCTACGGGAGCTTCAACTTGGGATAGACTGCCAAAGGGAACGGCTTATCAACTTTTAGCAATGAACGCAGGGGCTACTGCCCCCGAATGGGCGGGAGCGGTTGGGACAACTGTAGCTATTAAGGTTACGGATACTCTCCGAAATTCCAACGATTTAGAAAAAAGCACCAACAGCATCGGCACGTATGTCAAAATCAAGGAAACAAAGTTAAATGCTGATTTGGTAGCTTGCCGTATTAAATTTTACCTTAGAACCACTGGAACTACCGGGTATGGGCGCATTTACAAGAATGGTGCAGCAATTGGAACAGAGAGGTCAGTTCCTACTGCGACACCTAATACGTTCTCGGAAGATTTCACGTCTTTTGTAACTAACGACCTGATACAAGTATATGCCTATGTATCCGATGGTAATGCAACTTATGTTTCTAATTTGCGTTTTTATTATAGCAAATATATTACTGCAATACAAGCTGATACACTTTCAACAGACCTTTTAACAACTACTGACCCAACTATTTCAATGACTAATCAAGACCCCTAATACCTTAACTCAGGAAATAAATAAGTAATGGAAATTATCTAGGCACTTCCCATCTTACAGGTTCTACCATTGTTTTACACCTACCTATACACTCAAAGATATAGACAAACTTCCCTAGATTTTCAGGTAGTCTAGCTAATCTCTCGGCTTCTATCTGAGCTGCTTCAAGTTCCGAGTGTCTATAATGTCTCCCCCCATCGGTATGGTCTACGAAGATAATCCAAAACTTTTTCATGCGGCTACCTCCTTTACTATCGTTTCTAGTCAACAAATCGTGTAGGTCTGTCATTTTATATCCTCCTTAGTCATCAAAATAAAGAAATTCATCTATTACCATAGACAAGGAAGCCTGCCCCTCCCTTGTATCAATTTCAACAATGAGTCCTCCTGTTCCAGTGCGAATAAAATCCCCATCAAAATCTAAACCATCTATAATTTCATAAAGGGTTGATTTTATTTCTTCAATAGACGGTATCGTATCCTTGCTCCCCCATGTCCATTCCAGTAGCGAATAAATTGGCTTTACCTTACGAGCAAACTCAGGCACTTTACCTTTGAGCATAATTTTTATTTCTTTCAATTCCATTTTACTTTCTCCTTTTTACTTAATCCAGCTTTGCCAAGTTTCAGGACTCATTATCTCATCAGCTAATCCATAGGCAATAGCTTCGGAAGGTTCAAGCCAAAAATCCCTGTCTATATCAGCTAGGATTTCCTTACGGCTTTTGGTAGCTCCACACTCACACAGAATATCAACAACCTTATCCCTGTAAGCCTCCATTTGTTTATGTTGTATATCCCAGTCCTTAGCATCGCCCCCCATTTGCCCTGCTGGTAAATGTAGCATGACTTTAGCATGAGGGAATAGATAACGCTTATCACCTGCTGCCAAAAGCATAGCTGCTGCCGAGGCACAATACCGACCTATAGTTATCACGGGTGATTTTATCATTTTCATGGTATCATAAAATAGGAAAGTGGAATCAAGGTCTCCCCCGGGCGAAGTAATCACCAGTTTAATCGGGTCATGCGATAATGTGTCCAATGCCATTAAAAGATTATGGCTATCTGTCTCACCCGTAAGAATACCACTCAAAAATAGTATTCTATGCTTTTGTGTCAAGTGTTCCCTGTAGCCCACCATCTGGGAATCTTCAACCAGCACTTCCTTATCACTTATTGTAGTTACTCGGGGGTATATCATTTATTTAATCCTCAATTCCTTTATTGTAATAATACAACCCTTTGGGATAGTTATTGTTTCAAATTTAGACTCACAATCGCTATCACCTAGAGCTATTTCAACCTTATTATTATCTTCCCCTTTCCATATCCCCACTACCCGACAATGAGCCACATCTACTAATTCACATCCATCAGGTCTCCACCCGTGAGTTACATTGCTATCTAGCCATTCTACCAAAACTAGCTTACTTCTTTTCATTCGTTATCTCCATCATCGCTTTAATTGCTTTATCTATCGCCTCGTCAGAAGCGTCCTCTAATATCAACCGAGGGCATCTATCAAAGAGGGGGCAATTCTTACCACAGACAACCTTTTTCCCCAGTAACTTCAACGCATCTTTACAGTATTTCATTATTAAGGAAACTCCTATATTTATACTACCACAATACTAACTGATTGTCAACTCTTTTATAGCCGTTTACCCGTCTAGGATTTAGGTCTAATTCAAACTGCCTGGCGCACATTATACAAGTAAGATACATCTCATATTCATCATAATCTAAGTGGAAGAGTCCACCACAACGGGGGCACTTAGGATACC